AAGGAGATAATAAATGAATATCAAAGATTTCGCAAGCAAACCAGAACTAGTCGAGGTCATTCTTGATGATAAAGACCTCGTTGAAAAGTATGGTCAGCCTATCACATTCCATACTTTCAACATCGTTAGAATGTCAACATATTTTGATTTCTTCTCAGCACGAAGCAATAACGAATTCGCACAGTTAGATAAGATGATGAAATCCATGATCTTAGATAGCAAAGGCAATCGTGTTCTTAATGATGATGAGGATCTACCAATCGATATCGCCGCTGCTGCCATCAACAAGATAGGGCAAATCTTGGGAAAACCACAGAGCAAGGCATCGACCCAAACGACTGGGGATCAGCCAAATTGATTACTATAGGTCACATGGCAGAAAAGTATCATATGCTTCCAAGTCAAGTAGAACAACATGCCACGACCTATGATTTCATGATCACCGATGTCCTTGCTGCATATGAAAGATATAAACAAGCAAAAAATAAAACAGGTGGCACAGTTGATCCTAAGATGTATAACTTGAGTCAAGAACAATTGTTGGCTATCAAGAATAAGGGTAAAATGCAATGAGCAATAACTGCGTGACTAGATTAAACAAAGTTTTACAAACTTTAGATGATAAAAATATATCTAAAGTAGCGTATGCTGCGTTTAAAGATAATACTCCAGTAGGCGATCCTAGCCGTTGGAAGTCACGCAGAGCACCTAAGAATTACAAACCAGGCAATGCAAGACGCAAAACTATATTGCGTGGTAATGAGATACAATCTAATTACCCATATGCGCAAAGATTAGAAGAAGGTTGGTCAAGTCAAGCACCTAAAGGTATGACAGAACCAACTATCGAAGAAGTGCGTGAATATGTCTATAATACATTAGGAATCAAAATATAATGGCAACAGTAGACAATTATAAAATCAAGATAACAGTTGATGGACAACAGGAAGTTGATAACACAATCAACAGCCTAGATGGTTTGCAGTCAACTTTAAATCGTACTGCAACAGCAGGTATAGCAGCATTCACAGCATTAGCAACTAGTGCTGTAAGAATGGCTGATGCCATGGTTGATGTTGCTGATAGTGTTGGTCTAAGTGCTGCCAGAATATATCAATTGAATGCTGCATTAGAAGCAGCAGGTGGTCAGTTCGGAAGCGCAGGTGGTTTATTGCGTGGTTTCTCACAATCATTAGGTGATGTTGAGAAAGGTAGCAAAGAAACAATAGATGCGTTGACCAAATTAGGTCTATCAAGAGAACAGATTGAAACATTAAGTGATGATCAATTATATCAAGCAGTAGTAAATGGCCTAGGTCAGATGGAAGCAGGTTTCGAGAGAAATCGCTTAGGTATGATATTGATGGGCAAGGCTGCTGATGGTATCGATTGGAAGAAATTTGCTGAAGGTACAAGCAATGCAGTAGATCCAGAATTAGAAAGACGCTTGCAACTTGCGGCTGACGCAATGGGTCAGATAGAACAAGCATTCAGATCGTTCCAATTGGCAGCATTACAAGCGATAGGTCCTGTACTAGAAGCAATCAAGGACATGAATATAACCGCCGAAGATGCACGAAAAGCCATACAAGTATTAGGTGCATTAGTCGCAGCGGCTTTCGCAGCAAGCACAGTTATAAGCATAGCAAAAGTAATCAATTTGATGAAGGCACTCGCACAAAGCATAAGAGTAGCGGGTGGTGCTATGGCATTCTTGACTGGTCTATCAGGCGTAGGTCTGGTGGCAGTAGCGGCTAGTGCCGCGGCAGCAACAGCAGCATATGTCGCGCTAGGCGAGGCTATGGGCGATGCAGCAGATGAGAAAGCAAAATTAGAAACACCAGGCGCAGTAGGTACAGCACCTGCTTCAGGTGGCGCAGTTAAGCGCACCATAGGTGAGACACCAGAAGAAAAAGCAGCCAAGAGACAATTAGAAACATTAAGAGCGCAGACTGCCGAAATGCGCACTCAGAATGCAGCCGCTTTAAAATATGAACAAATAGTTAATGGCACGATAGGTATAAGTCAAGAGATCGCAGACATCAAAAAGATAGATGCGCAACTTGAGCAAGATCGTGCTAGAAGTGCTGCTCAATATGAGAAACAGATCGCTGTATTGAAAGCAGATACAAGCAGCCAAAATCAAGCACAGATATCAGAACTAGAAACTCAAAAACGATTGGCTGATGAGCAATTAGTTTCTATGGCTGATCTAAAGAAACAAGCCGTTGAACGCAATCTTGCTGAAAGACAAAATAGTGTAGAATTACAAAAACAATTAGGATTGATACAGCAACAAAGCGAAAAGAATATTAGCAATTTAGAAGCAGAACAGATGCGCGCCGTGATAGCAGGTCAGATCACGGAAGAAGATGCTAAAAATAATATCGCTATAGCAAAGATCAAAGAACAAGGATTAGCAAAAGAAAAACAATTATTAGAACAGATTGCTGCCGAAAAAGATACAGTAAGACAACAAGAATTGCGCAACCAATTAGATCAATTGCGTAGTGCTACAGATTTTGCTATACAAGAAAAACAAAGAGAGATCACAGAGAAAGCAGCATTAGAAGAAAGTTATGCTGCAGGTATCGTGCGTGGATTGTCACAGATAGAAGAACAATTCAAACCAATCAACATGGCACAAAAAGCCATACAGGATACATGGGGTAGCATCAATAATGCTATAGATACTTTTGTCAGCACAGGTAAGTTCAAGTTCAGCGATTTCGCAAGAAGCATCGTTGCTGATCTTGCCAAGATGATCGCAAAAGCATTGATCTTCCGTGCTATCAGCGGATTCTTAGGTAGCGTTGGCATACCATTGCCAGGATTAGCAGAAGGTGGTCCTGCTGAGAAAGGCAAACCATATATGGTCGGTGAGAAGGGACCAGAACTGTTCGTGCCAAAGAGCGCAGGCACAGTCATACCTAACGATAAGTTAGCAATGGCATCTGCGCAACCACAGCAGCAACCACCTGTAGTAAACAATTACAATTACAACAATAACATCAACGCTGTTGACGCTAAATCAGTAGCGGCATTGTTCTACGAGAACAGAAAAGCATTATTTGGCGCAGCGAACCAGGCAAGAAAAGAATTGCCATATGGCGCGGCAGCGTGATAGGAAAAAATCATGGCAGGATTACAAACAATCATAAACAAATGTAATGCGATCAGCATAGATCGTAGAAAGGTTGCTGGTATTCAGTTTACACGAAATGAGATACCAAGAGTCAGCCTCACACCTACTAAAAACCCATGGCGCTTCACATTGAAGATGCCTGCGAGTTTGCAATATTACACAAATCGTGATCTATTAGAAGCATTAGATACTATGGATGTCGTGAGTCCTGAGATCATAACATTCAGCGACAACGCATGTTTGAGTTGGATATTCAAATATCAAGGTCAATTGACTAATGCACAGATCAATGGTATGACCGTGCAAAGTTTCGTCGGCAATCAATTGATATTGACGGGATTGCCTGTAGTACCTGCCAATCGCGTCATATTCGAACCAAATGATCTTATACAGTTAGGTAACTATCCATATCCATTCACAAGTACAACTAGAGTGATAAGAGGTAGTGGTAGCACTATAACTGTCACGACAAACAGACCTAACATCTTATCTGCAAGCGTAGTAGGTCTAGGCATCACAGTAGGTAATGCATGTGAATGGAATATGTTCTGTCCAAACATGCCTACATATACATTAGTGCCAGGTGCATACACTAGAGCAAACGGCACAGTAGTCAATAACGCATTGATTGAATTCAGTAGTGATTTCCAACTTTATGAATATGTGGGGACGGCATGAGTACTAGTATACCAGCAGTTGCCAATAATAAAGCAAATGTCACTAGCGCAGAGTTTGTGCAATTAGTGATCTATAACAATTATTTGCCCACAGATGCAGCCAATCTAACTGTAGGTCAAGAGTATATCATCAAGACTAGTGGCAACACAGCATGGACTACATTAGGTGCTACTAGCAATGTGGCAGGTACTATCTTTACTGCAAACGCTAATGTTGCAAACACATCAGGCACAGCAGATGAGATAGAATTTTTAACATTCAGTTCAGCATATACAGCAGAAAGCATCAATGGTAATGTTTATACACCATTAGGTGGACTATTGAGTGTTGGTATACAAAATAGAAGTTTGCGTGTGACATCAGCAGATACGAGCATAGCGATCAGTGGTATCAGTGGTAATAACATATATGAAGTGTTAGAGAGCCAAGGACAGATACGCGGTAGCAAAGTGCAGATATATCGTGGATTCTATAACAATAACATGGTATTGAGTAATGCGTATCTAAGATTCACAGGCATCGTGACCAATTATGGTATCAGCGAAGAGCGTGAAGAACGCTTGGATAACTATACTATAACATTAGATTGTAGCAGTTATAAAAGTGTGTTAGAGAATCGCATAGCAGGAAGAAAAACTAATAAAGAAAGTTGGCAGTTCTTTGATAGCACAGATAGTGCTATGAATAATGTGACTAGCCTAGCAGGATTCACATTCGATTTCGGTGTCGATCCTAAGA